ACCAAGAACTTATCGGTCGCCAATAGGCGCCTGACAAGTAACCAACAAACACAAACACACACGAGAAAGAAAAATCATGCCCAGATACGATGATGACGACGACGCTTTTGAAAAAGACGAAGTCGCATATGAAGCCCCACGAAAGTCACGAGCCATTGAGGATGACGATGACGACGACGATGCCCCCGTGCGTAAGCCCGCAAAAGCGGAACCCGCACCCCGCAAAGTAATTCGCGGTGGTTGGGAAGGCGTCTCCCAGTTGAAGTCAAGCGTTACCGACTCGTCATACGCACAGCGCCTCAAGATTGCTGAAGAGCCAATCATTATCAAGTTCCTTGAAGCCGCACCATACGCCGCCTATCGCCAACACTGGATGGAGCGCACTGGTCAGAAGTCATTCACTTGCATCGCCAATATTGATGATCGTGGATGCCCATTGTGCGAATCAGGTAACAAGCCCAGCAACAAGTTCGCATTCAATGTGGTCCTGTTGACTCAAGATGAAGAACCTGTACTTCGCTCATACGAAGTTGGCTCACGCGTCATTGACCAGTTGAAGAACTTCAATGATGATCCTCGCCAAGGACCACTCCCCAAGCACTACTGGGCTGTTTCACGCTCAGGCAAGGGTGCGACCACCGCTACCAACCATCAGTTGGTAAAGGCTCGTGACCTTGAAGAGGAATGGGGCGTTCAAGACTTGAGCGATGATGAATTAGGAAAGTTTCTTCGGAGTGCTTATACGGAAGAGATTATCCCGATTCCCAACCGCAAAGAATTACTCGCCATTTCGTCTGAAGAATGAGCGTAAATATTCGTAGCGAGGGGAGGGGTCTAACAGCCCCTCCCCTTGTTGTTTCTACGATTGAAGAAATCCATGAGATCGTTAAGATCGTGCAAAGCGTAGGTGCTTTTGCATTTGATGTGGAGACACGCGGAATAGTTGAGCGTCATGCTGACGCCATGAATGCATTTAACACTGAACTCAAGCAACACCTAGCCGACATGGTGACTACTTCCCCAGCGGTTAGAGAAGCCACGCAAGAACGACTGATGGAAAAGTGGCGAGGTATCATCGCCCTTGATCCCTTGCGTAACGAAGTCTTTTGGATTGGTATAGCCACCGATGGTCATTCCTGGGCTATACCAATGGGACATTTATGCGGTGAGATCATTGTCCCCGAAGAAGTTGGCGACGGTTCAACCGTTCCCCCTACTGGCTACCGCAAACTAAAAAAGGATGGGACTGAGTCCGAGGCAAAGATTCGTTACCGTATCCCCGCTGTATTCAGCGCACCACCCGAACAACTATCTCGTTCTGATGTGTTTACAGCATTAGAACCCTTATTCTCTGACCCAAATATCATCAAGGTGGGTCACAATGTCAAGTTTGACGCCCGCTCTATTCGCAAGTATCTAAATGTTGAGTTACCTTTGTCAGGATTTATGGACACGATGCTCATGCAACACATCGTGAATGAGAATCTCCGTGGCTACAGCCTGACAGATTTAATCGCCCACAATTATGACGGGCACGATGCCTATTACAAAGAGGGCAAACTCGGCAAGATCATCAATACCGTGGCGTTCTCATCGGCTACCAAATATGTCCACCTAGATGTCCGCTGGACATGGATGCTTTACAAGCGACTGTGGAACAAGATCAAGAACAAAGAAGGTCTACGGAACGCCCTTGATCAAGACATGGTTGTACTCCGTGTCATTATGGACATGGAAGACATTGGTATTCCTGTCAAAAAAAGTGCCATGGTTGTCCTTGGTCGGGAACTAGATGGTCGCATGCGCGATCTCTTAAATGAGATGTCCCAGTTCACCCCCCTAGGATTCAACCCCGATAGCAACAAGAGTAAGCAAGAGTTCTTATTTAAAAGCAAAGCAGACGGTGGTCTTGGTCTAAAGTCCCACAAGCAGACTGCTAAAGGTGCGTCCTCTGTTGACGAAGAAGCATTGCGCTTCATTGAAAACGCTCACCCACTTATTCCCCTAATCCTAGAGTGGCAAGAAGTAAAGAAGATGAAGTCAACCTATGTTGACAGCCTTCTTCTAAAGTTGGTCAACAATAGCCTTCACCCCTCATACCATCTCCACAGAACTGCAACTGGTCGTCTGTCTTCTAGTAACCCCAATCTTCAAAACATTCCAAGAGATTCCAGCATCCGGAGTTTGTTCGTAGCACCAGCCGGTCATACATTGCTCGTGGCTGACTATGATCAGATTGAACTAAGGGTTATGTGCATGTTTTCTAAGGATAAGAATATGAGTAAGTTCTTCCTTGAAGAGCAGGACATCCATGCTGGCGCTGCCGCCCTTGTCCTAAACAAACCAGTCGCTGATGTAACTTCCGAGGAACGACAGTTGGGTAAGGGAGTTAACTTCCTGACAGCGTACGGCGGTGGTGCACAGAAACTTGCTCGCACTACAGGCATTACTGAAAAAAGAGCAAGAGAAGTAATTAATAACTATTACAAACAATTTAGTGGAATATCTGCGTGGAAGAACACTGAGATTATAAAAGCAATACAACGCGGGTATGTGAGTACTTTGTCGGGTCGTCGTCGTCGGCTACCTGAACTTACAAGTCGTGATGAGGGTTTACGAGCACGAGCAGAACGCCAAGCAATCAATGCTATTGTTCAAGGTTCCGCGGCTGATATCTGCAAGATCGCTATGATTGATGTTCACGAAGCACTGAAACCATTCAATGCCAAGATATTGGTACAGGTGCATGACGAGTTAGTGGTAGCAGTCCCAAATAAGCACATAGAAGAAGCACAAAAAGTAATGGTTCAAGCCATGGGTCAAGACCGAGTTATCGCTGGTATCCCATTGAAGGTATCCTGTCATTCAGCAAACTCATGGTCGGAGGCTAAGGGAAAATGAACGAAGATTACGAACCACTGAACCACAGAACATTTCTCCTGACTATGTCCCCACAAGACGGTCAAGAGATTGCCGAGATGGCTGGTTTCTCGCTTCCCTCAGAAGAAGTCATGGAACAAGAAACCACAGATGTTATGGGTAAGTGGTTTACCCTAAAGGCTCTCGGACTACTTGACGACATAACTAAGTGCTCTGAATGGGTGTCCCATATCATCCAGTTACAAAATGACCTTGACGAAAAAGAGGTTGATGTTTCTGTCGCCCTCTTCACTTCGTTTGGTGTCTCACTTATAACCATGCTCTTAGATAACCAAGATATTAAAATATGTGGAGAAATTCCACTAGTTATTCCACCCGATGCACTCAACCAGATGATCTCAGTGATTAGTATGTTCTCAATTGACCCTCCTGACTTTGACGACGACGACGAAGATGATGGATGGGACGCATATTTCAACGGAGAACAGGAGGACGAAGACGATGAGTGACTGGTGGTCAAGAAAAATAGGTAATCAACCCTCACCCCCTCCGCGGACACCCCCATCAACTATGCCGTCTAGCCCAAGTAACATTAGGTTTCCTCAGGTTCAACAACCTGCACCACAGGCACATTCACAAGTTCAAGCATCTGTTGACGCAAACGGTGAAATCAACATGGGCGAAGCAATTCGTTCATGGAAGGGTGGCGAAGCCGCTCGGCGCGAAACACATGACTGCCCTGAATGTGGCAGTAGCCTAGTCTTCAGCCGATCAAAAGGAATGATCAATGGTCATTCACCTGCACCCCGCTGTTACTGTTGCGGATGGAATGGTAAATACTCACAAGCAGACCAATCTTCTTGGTCTATCTAACAAACGGAAAACAAGATGGACACTTTTGAATCAATCAAGGACATCATCAATAAGAAGCATGGCGCTAATACCATCATCAAGGGTTCAGAGATGCGCCAAGAACTTCCCCGTATTACTACGGGAGTCTTAGCATTTGACCTCATGCTCGGTGGCGGTTGGCCTGTCAACCAATGGTCCGAGATCATTGGAGATGAATCATCAGGTAAGACTGCTCTTGTTCTAAAGACAATCGCGGCTAATCAAGCCTTAGACCCTGAGTGGGTCGTCCTATGGATCGCGGCTGAAGAGTTCGTTCCCGAGTATGCCCAAGCAATTGGCATTGACTTAGAGCGCATTTGGATCGTTGAGACCAACATTATGGAACAGGCATATGACCTCATCACCAAGGCTCTAGATAACCGAGCCGTGGACTGCATCGTGGTTGACTCATTCCCAGCCCTTATCCCCAATGATGAGAACGAAAAGATGATGGAAGAGTTCACCGTAGGTCTCGGTGCGCGACTCACCAGCAAGTTTATGAAGAAGAGCGCCAAGGCTCAGAAGCGTTCAATGGTTAATGCCGACCGTGGTTGCACAGGTTTAATGATTAACCAGTGGCGCGAAAAGATTGGTGTTATGTATGGTGACCCACGAACTACCCCTGGGGGTAAGGCTAAGAACTACCATTATTTCACTCGCGTAGAAGTTAAACGCGATGAGTGGATCAAGGAAAAAGACGAAGCCTTCGGTCAGGTCATCAAAGCGCGTACTTTAAAGAATAAGACTTACCGCCCACAACAGACAGCACAGGTTGATTTTTACTTTGCGGACGGTAGCGCCAGTGGTTTTAAACTCGGTGAGTTTGACACCATTAAAGATATCGTTAATATTGCTATTGCTATTAACGCCATCACACGCGCTGGTGCGTTCTACTCATTCAACGGTCAGAAATGGCAGGGTAAGGACGCTGTCCTTGCATCAGTCCGTGAAGACCTCGGTCTTAGGGATGCCCTCACTGAAGTCGCACGAAACCATTTCGCTGTCAAATGATCATTGGCTCAGACGGTAGCGAAAAGCGATACATTCAGAAGAAATCGCGCAAGCAAGAAGACCGAACAGCGTCTGCCTATAAGGGGAGCCGTAACGCTGGGTCAGGATCGGGTTGGTTGCGTAAGAATGATGTCAGATCAGAACATTTTCTTATTGAGAATAAGTTTACAGATAACCTTAAGTCTTACTCAATCAAGTTTACGGACCTCCGTGATCTAGAAACTGTGGCTATCAAAGAAGACCGAACACCAGTTCTACAATTTGACTTAGGTGGCAAGAGGTATGTCATCCTGCGCGAAGACGACTTTTTGGAGATGATCAGTGAGTAGCAGTAAATGGTTATTAGACCAGTTTAAAGAAAATGCCAAATCAACTGGACGGATTGTACCAATTGTCCGAGTCCAGGCGTCATTAGAAAATGCTAATGGTCAGGCTAAGCGCGATACCTTAGGCTTACACCCCAGCGAAATCTGCAAGAAGGATTGGTGTCCGCGCTCGTCATGGTATGCGATTAAGGGTTTCCCTAAACCAGCCGAGACACTCACTTTTGGTCGTCTTAACATCTTTGCTGAAGGTAACGCCATCCACCATAAGTGGCAACAGTGGTTACGAAACGCTGGAGTTCTACGGGGGCTATTCAAATGCAATGCCTGTGGGACTGTCTCAGAAGAAGACTTCTCATCATGTAGTTGTGGTTCCAATAGCATTCGCTACGCAGAAGTCCCGATCCGTAATGAGGAATACAACATCACGGGTCATGCAGATGGAATCGTTGAAGACGCAAACGGTCAACTTTTGATTGAGATCAAGAGTGTCGGTACTGGGACCATTAGATTTGAGGCTCCTGAGTTATTCGTACCTTACTCTAAGGGTGAAATAACCATAGATGAGTTATGGAACCGCATCCGTAAGCCTTTCCCGTCCCACCTCCGCCAAGCGAACATGTACATGTTTTGCACGGGCATCCATGAACTAGCATTCATCTACGAATGGAAACCCACTCAGGATGTCAAAGAATTCAATGTCAAGTTTCAACCTGAGATTATTGAGAATATCCTTACTGGGTGCGACACTGTTAACGCACACCTTGAAGGCAAGAGACCACCTATGCGCCCAATGTGGGCGTCAGGAATAGACAACGCAACATGCAAGAAATGCCCATACAAAAACAAATGCTGGGGAGAAGATGATGACACGAATAATCAGATCAGTACCGTCCAACGATCCGTTGGAGAGGTTCACGGACAAGTTCAGTCTCCCAGCGAGACCAGCGGAATCCCCACCCGAGATACCGAGGGACCTAGACGGGTTGTCAGACGCCGATCTGATGAATCTCTATAGAGAGTTCATGGGTTGGGTCTCATACTCACAGGCTGAATTAGTCAAGGCTGAGATTGATGAGGACAAGCAGTCCCACAAGTGCCGACTGTCTGAGTCCATGGTTCTTATTAGCCAGTGGAACTCAGCCGACAAGGCTGACCGAGTAACCTTGGCTAAAGCACGACGCGATGTAGACCCAGCAGTGGTTGCCCAACAGGAGGCATACCAAGTTGCTCGCGCATATCGTAAACTGGTACAGACTATGTTTGATACCTGCGAACGCGGGGCGCAACTATTATCCCGCGAACTATCACGGCGTATCGGTCTTGGTAGTAAGGACAACAGAATGGCAAGGTACACAGCGTGAGTGACATTTACGAATGGCTCAAAAATAAGCAAACCATCAACACGGCGTCAGGCGTCTCTTACGATGTCACCAAATTTGCTGAGGCGGTTCATCTCATTGAGACCCTTATGGCTGACCGTGACAAACTGGCTCAGATTATTGCATCAATGTACAAATGGGATAACAAGAGTACTGATGACATCCTCAAGGCTTTCAAAAAGGTCTAACGGTGGCAAATCCATCTAAACAAAAAGGTACATCGTTTGAAACGATGATTAAGAACTACCTCAATGAGCATGGCTTCCCCGACGCAGAGCGCACACCACTCAAGGGTGGTGCTGATACTGGCGATATCAACGGTATTAAAAACCGAGTAACTGGTAGAAATGCTATTGTTCAATGTAAGAACCAACGGCAGTTCCAACTCAGCCAGTGGCTTGATGCCACAGTAGAACAAGCCAAGCAAAAGGGTGACGCAATTCCTGCTCTAGTAGTTAAACGACCAAATAAGGGAGTTAATTCACTAGGTGATACTTATGCTGTCTTACGCCTTGATGACCTCATAGAACTGCTTAAAGAGGCTAATTACTTCTAAGATAAGGGGGTTAAACAAACCCTTTTATATTGGAGTACAAATGTCTCAAGAATTAAATGCGCCGCTAGAGGACATTATTAAAGTGTCAGGTAGCAGTAATCCCCAAAGTGTCGGTTCAATCGTTGCTCGTGCAGTTATCGCTAAACAGCAACCTAAGATTCGCGCTATCGGAGCATCAGCCGTTAACCAAGCCGTCAAGGCTTGCGCTATTGCCCGTGGTTTCGTTGCACCACGCGGTGTTGACCTCACCTTTGTCATAGGTTTTGATGACATTGAAGGCGAAAATGGTACTACAATAAGTGCTATGTCCTTCAAACCTGTAGAGAGGTAATTATGGCTGACGATGTCTCAAAGGCATATAAAGAAGCAATGTCGCGCATTAGTCGCGCACAATCTTTTTGGGGAGTAGGTGCTTACGACCCCGATAAACCAGACCCCACTAGAGGTCGCGTCGGTGCTGGTAATACTGGGGGCTTACAAGAGTCTGAATTAGGTATGGGCGAAGGACAACGCCCAACTGGTGGTACTGGTACTGGAACAACCCCACGACCAAATATTGACGAAAATCCTTCATCTTTTGTTTCTACGAGCATCCCGAACTTCAGGGTTACTACGCGTAGCGGTCGTGTGCTAGGTAACCAACGCCTTGATCCAGCACTCGGTCGCTTGGAAGACGCCCGAGTCGCAGAACGCGCGATCCGTCATTCCGATGAAATCCGACGAATGATGGAAGATACTGGCGCACCCATCTATCGTGCTCCATCAGGTGCCCCATCAATGGTGACTCCTGAAATGTCAGACCGCGCTCGGACACAGGCTACGCGCGTTAGAGATTTGACAGACCCACTGACGGTCACTCAGGGTGAAGTACCTCGCGCCAAGACCCGCGAGGAAGAACAAGCCGAGAACCGTGAGCACCATGCCAAGCGCAAGGTAGAGGCAGACGCAACACGAGAACAGGCCTTGGAAAACATTGACCGAGATGCACACGCAAGACATCTCAAAGATGGTGGAACCATGCCATGGGAAGATTTCCGCGCAAAAGCACAAAAAGATAGAAAAAAACAAAAGAAGTAAAAGGCTAACAATATGGCACCGCTAGACCCACCCTCATGGGATGACATGCTGGACAATTTGGGATACTCAATTGATGATGAAGATGACGATCTTTACTATGTAAGAAAAGCATCTAAAGATAAGAGCAAAGTTAAACCCAAAGTTAAAGATTATGAATGGGACGATTACGACTGATGGCAAAGAAAACATACCGACCTGACCCCCGTAATGAGTTCCTCAAGCGAGGAACTAAAAAACCACGCCCTGTAGAGCCTTTCGGTGGCGGTCAAGGTGGCATGTTCACTGGTACATCTCCGGGATTTGGTGGCTAGTGGCTACCTCATTTGCCAACTGGCAGTCCCCATCATCTAGCCCTGAATCAGGCATGGTCTCGGGAACGGGTCCAACGCCTGTATTCCGTAGCGCCAAGGATCAGCGCATCTCTGCATTTGGAGTTGGTCCTGACACCCAATACCCCGATGGGTACCTTGGGACCATGTCCAGCAACCGCCGTCAGGACAAACTGTCTAGTGCGATTCGTGCCAATCAGCGGGCATATTCCCGCGGAGTTCATAAAGGAGAGCGAATTAATGCTGGGGATTATATTTGGCCTCAAGAATTTAATCTTTTAACTGGGGTCATGCTTGAATCTAAGGGTAAGAAGTTTGCGCCCCCAGGAGCAGAACCAGTCCGATTAACTAATGACGGCAAGGCAGGACCTCGTGGTATTCCGCGTGGTTTAGAGCGACCCGACAAGCAAATTATAGATATGCAACGAAGAAGCATGCTAAAATCACTTGCACCAATGTGGAAGTAAACACATCCTAAGGAGTAATTATCATGGCAAAAGTAATGCCTAGCATTCACGGTCGTAACCGCCAGCAAGCACAGGCTTGGGGCACATCAGTAACTGCACCAGCACAGGCTGGAACTAAAGCCTATTTTGGCGACGATTATGATCAAAGCGACAACCTCTATGATGAGGCTTGGGGTCCAGTTGAATCACAGGCTGAAGCCATTGCTATGCAGGGCTACATGGAGTCACAGGTTCCTACTGGTCCGTCATACCCAGTTAAGAGCACCTGCACAAACTGTGGTGCAGATAAGTCTAACTGCGACTGCAAGTAAAACACCATGGAAGTTGTTAAAGAACTACAGCCACTTGCTGGTGGAAGTATGGGTAGCGGTGGTGGCTCTAAAAAGCCACCGACCACTCCCAACGACCGCGATAACTCAAGTGGTGACTGGCGTGAACCACGACAGTGGGACGAGCGTTCTTTAAACCCACGCCAAGTTCATTTCCGCACGGGTCATGCCGAATCTAAACCAGCAGATAATTATTACGAACAAGGACGCATGTGGTAATGGACGGACAATCATTAAACCCAAGGCGCAGGACAGATCGTTACGCTCATGAATCGCGCTTAGGTAAGCAAGATGAGTACTATGGTACTGGTGACTGGGACGATGATATGGACCCTGACACACGCCGTAGCATTATGAATAGAATGTCAAACCGACGAGATTTGGAAGAGGATTATTAAATTATGGACTCACAGTCACAGCACCCAGCACGACGAACAGATCGTGAATCACATGCTGGTCGCACCAGTGCATTCAGCACAAACTACAAGCCATACTCAGATGGCTCAGGTGGTGGCAACAGCATGGATGGCTCAATGCCAAAGTCTCCTGAAGCACCGCCCTCACGGTCACCTATTGGTCTTGGAAAACTGATCAATAAGGGTCTAGACGCTTTAGGCGCTCCTGACTCAGGACCTGATGGTGGGCGAGTTGCGCGAAAGGCGTCACGCCGTGACAAAAAAACGCATAAAGAAAACATGCAGATTCATCAGACCAACATGGATAACTACGGCGCTACTGACCCCTTTGCTTAAGTCATGACCCAACTTAACGGACCACAATTCCAACGACCACGACTCAAGTCAGTGACTGCTGATGAAATCAGCGATGACTTCAAAGCGGTAGGCGAAGCCATTAAAGGCGTTGTACATAATAAGTTTAATAATCAACCTAAACAAAGACCTATACTTAAAACTAAGGAGAAATAGCCATGGACTCACAGTCTCAACACCCAGCACGAAAAACTGACCGTGAATCACACACTGGTCGTATCACTGGTGGAAGTGGTATTGAAGGCTCTAGCCATAACACTCATATAACCTTAGAAACTTCTGAAGGCTCTGAAACCATTCCATTTGTTCATAAAGCAAATCATCTTGAAAAGGGTGCACCTCTTGCAATAGGTAAATCATTTACCTTTAATAAAATCGGACGACCAGATAATCGTTTTTATGAAGCCCGCGAAAATCGCTGAGTGTGGATTACTAAGTAATGGCAAAACCTTGGCAATCACACGAAGAGTTTCTCGTTGATCAGGCTCTAGAAGCCGCGATTAGCGACCCTAAGACTATTCGTGAGATTCGCCCTGCACACCCACAAGTACTATTCCCTGAGACGCGAGGAATGATCAAGATGGTCGCTGGTATCAACGACATCCTATCTATTAACCGTTACGCCGCGAGTAACCGCTCGTGGCTCTCAGGCATGCCCGTAAGACGCACAGAACTCGCTTCAGGCGAATGGACAGGAACTGGGCGCTATTCAATGGAGTCATTAGGATGAGCGATACCTCTAACAGTAACAATAGTCGGCGTCGGAACTTTCAAGGTTCCCTACCAACCACCAATTACCAAATGCCTGCTAATTTTGCTCAAAAGGATATTCAGTTCCCCAAGGCTCCAAGCCTCGGGGAGTTCACCCCAGCCAATTCGGGTATCAAGCGAGACTGGTCAGGCTCGGAAATGAATGTACCTGAGTTTAAGGGTCTTAACGCAATTGGAAAAGGTTTACAAGGTAAAGCCAATGCTAAAAGAGATAGTTTGTTTGCTAAGCCAGCAAAGGTAACCTTAGTTGATTCTGAGGGTGAAAATGTTAACCCAGCACCACGGACTAGACCCGATGGTTCCCCGATCAAACCATTCCCCAGTTTTGGTGATGACAGTGAAGACAGTGGTAGCCAAGATAGCGGTAGCCCTACTAAGAAAAGAGGCGCCACTAGTTATGACGAAGAAACTGGGGAACTAATGATGGATTTAGATTCTGAATGGACCATGACAGACACTGGTCGGGCGGCTAAAGAAGGCGCCAAAGCCGCTGGTCGCCTAGCAAAGCGAGTTGGTTCAAGAGTATTGAAAAAGGGTAGAGAACGATTAAATAAAGGCGGTGGACAGTCAGCACAATTTGACTCTTCAGACGACCCATTTAGTAGCCCATTTGATGATGAAGTGCCTAAAGGCTCCTCGCGTTACAAGCCACCACCCCCTCCGCGCCCACGATCAGGTGGCAAGCGCACAAATGATCCACCCC